CCCACACCAATCCCATGAACTCCGTGGCCGTGATATTACCCGCCACAAGGTCAGATAATATGATGATGAAATTGGAGATGAAATCAATCACACCAGCAATACTAGCACTGAGTGTTTGCCATACTGCAGTGAATGCACCACCCAACAGATCCCAAAGTATGGTGAATATAATGATTAGATTATCAATATGTGGTTTAAGGTATCCCCCAATGATTTCTGCTAACTTGGCAAAGGCTCCCCAAACCACACCAGCAACATAGGCTATCGCACCCAGTATTACGTTGGCTTCAGCTCCTTTCTGGTTAAGCCAACCACCAAACACTTTTTGCAAAGCACCCCAAAGTTTGCCTAATGCGGATATAATTGGTGACATTGCACTGGTTATAGCATTCCAGGCACTCATGAAAGTGCCCATGATGAAACTTCCCACTTGGACTAGGATATCCCACACCCAACTGAGAGCACCTACAAGAGCATTCCAGGCAGCCAGTAACCCCCCATAAATGTAGCCTCCTAACTGTTGTAACCCGTTCCATAACCAGTTTATTGCATTCCTAACAGTCTCATTACTATTATATAAGTAAGCTAGTACGGCTATGAGGGCTATTATGGCCACTACCACTATACCGATAGGGTTAGCAGCTAGGGCAGCGTTCCAAAGCCATTGGGCGGCAGTTGCTAACTTAGTTGCTATGGTACCTTCAGCAACTATGAAATTATAAACTCTGGTTGCAGCTCCAAGGACAGCCAGTGCCGCTGCCTTTGCATAAGTATAAGCAGTAGTGGCCGCATCCACCGCAGCTGATTTCATCTTAGAAAGAGTTAAAGCGTCTTCAGCACCTTTAACAATTCCTAAAAATACAGCCATACTCTTCAGAGCACCGAACACACTACCAAGGATAGGGAGCACCGTTAAAAATAACATGAACCCTGCGGCTATGGCTATAATCCCCGTGGTGAGTCCCGGGAATTGTTGTGTTAACCTTAAGAATATATCAGCGGCTTTCTCAATGTAAGGAACAACCTGTTCCCCAATAATTTTACCAGCAGTCCTGAAGGCTTTTTTAATTTTCTCAATTTTTCCGGTGGTGGAATCCATCACTCCACTTAAATCAAGGTTCTCATCAAGAACTTTAGATAATGCAGCGTTATATCCTTCAACATCATCCGCTGCACCACTCCAACCAGCATCCATCAAGGTTTGTTTAGTTATACCAAAATTAGATCTAAGGATGTCAAATTCACCATTCAACCCACGGAAAGCGGCTGTCATTATTTCTTGAGCAGTTGTGGTGTCTTTACCCATCAAAATAGCAGCCTGGCCAACCTTATCCACAGTAGGGGCGATTAGGGATAGCTGACTGGTGGTCATTCCAGTGCTGATCTTGATATTGTTCATTGCATTACCAAGCTCAGAAAGCCCCACCACTGACCGGTTAGTTATCTGATCTAGTTGGTTCACTAAGTTTCTAGCTGCCCCGGCCGATCCTGTGGTTGCAGTCATCAAAGTGAGCATCTGTTCACGAGCCATACCTAGACCGACGGTGAGGTCATAAATACCCCCCATTCCTATTGCACCGACAGCACTGGTTATGACCTGCCCCATAGTGCCTAATTTCTGGTTAAGGGCTTCCACTTTTGATTTAGCACGATCCAAGCCATTGCCGATCGCACTCCCGATCTTACTCCCCACTTCGGCGATTTTAGCTTTAACTCCGTCAAATTTTTGTTTGAAAGAGGTTACTTTTGCACTTGCAGATTCTAATCCTGAAACTAGTTTACTCCCGATCGTGGTGTTTTCTAACTTAGTGCGTAACTGTGAAGCTTTATTAGATATTTTGCTCATTGCATTATCAGCAGTGGTTAGGCCCCGGTTTATGAGGTTACCCATCCGGGTACCACTACTTCCCAAGTGCTCCAGCATGGCCCGGCTTTTACTCATTGACTGATAATGTTGTTGTTGTTTACTTGTTAACTGGGCATAAGCAGATTGGCCGGTAGCCCCCATTTTTAGCATTTGCTGAGTGAATTTATCATTGGAACGGGCGGCTTTGTCTATTGATTTACTAACTTTGTCCCCCATGCCACTGAATTTTCCTTGCACTTTGTCAGCGACTTCGCTGGCCTTATCCACCGCTCTTATTATGATTTCCATTAACGCTGCCATGCTACTTTCAACTCCAAAATAGACAATTATCGTGATAGTGTAAACGTGAAAAAGAATGTATAAAATATTATTATAAAAATAAAAGAATACAAAAGAAAAAAAAGTAAAGGAATGTTTATTTGACCTTATTCATTTCATTATACAGGTCTAACCGGCCTTTGCTAATGAAATAGGATTGGAGGGGTGTTAAATCCGCTTGCCTATCACATAAGTGGTAACCACAATAGTCAAGCCAGATTATTTCACGCCCCTCATCCGTCTTCAGGAAATTTCTCTATCTCTTTGGCTTCATCCCCTTTAATATTCACCCCTGATAAGTCACGTATTTTCTCGAAAATCTCATCAAAAGCGTCAACCTTCAAGCTTTGTATGTCACTTTTAGTCCACTCATCACATTCATGATGAGTGTTGTTCATTGAGAGATAAAGGGCCTCTAATTTGCCTTCAAACTCGGCTTTGGCTTGCTTTTCAAGGTTAATTTTACCCCGGGTTTCCATCATCCCGTCACGGAGTTGGCGTTTGCCCCTTTTAGCAGTTTCATTAGCCTCGAAAATACCGTATGCTTTGGCTTCAATCTTTTCAATCCTACTCCATTCAACTTTTGAAAGAGGACGTAGAGGGATTTCCCCCCCTAAAGCTTTAATTTCAACTAGTTCCGGGTCATTAATCCCCTTTAATATGTCATCTTTTCTCAATACCATATATATCATTCTCCCATCTTTTTTTATTATTTAACCCTAAACTTTAGTTTATAACTACTTAATCCCCACCGGTAACGGTTATGTAGCCGGTTTTTGTTTCAGTGTTCTCGCCTTCGCTGTTAATAGCGGTTAAAGACACGGTGTAACTTCCAGCGTCAGTATATGTGTGCTGTGGGTTTACAGTTGTCACGGTAGGGCTGTCATCCCCAAAATCCCAAACATAACTATTGCCCTCTCCGATGGATGTGTTAGTGAATTGAACAGTTAACGGTGCTTCACCACTTAGGGGAATTCCACTGAACGCAGCAACAGGCTCAATAAGCATGTCAATACCCCCCGGGCGGATCTCGGGCATGTTATTCTCCAAAGTGCACACCACTCCAGCCATAACCTCAGTTTCTCCGTCTTTCAATGTGGTGTTAGTGGTTGCTAATGACTTCATCGTGATTTTAGGTTCAATCATGTCACTGCCGCTGGCATCATATTCAATAGTACAAAGGTTATCCGGGAACAGGATGGTTAATTTCTCATCCGGCCTTTCACACGCACTTATAACTATTTTCAGTGGAACGGTGGTTAACTTACACTCAGAAGCGGTGTTAGCTCCCTCTTCACCGTATTCAAACATTTCAATATATTTCAATGTTTCCGGCTCTAGGGAGGTTTCCAATTCCATTTCACTTTCCCGTTTGCCAGCAATAGGTTTTTTCTGCAAGAACCTTGATCCGAGGCCACGGGCTTTATCAGGGGATAAGTTATTTTTCAAGTTCCAGCTGAATGAGGATATAACTCCAGCGGGTACTTCGCCATCAAATTCAAGACTCACATCATAGAATGCGAGGGGTATGGCGCTTTTAATTAACTTCAATTCAGTGGGTGCGGGCACTCCGTCAGTTTTAGTATCTTTTTTAGCAACCCCTTTCACGCTAATGTGCATCCATTCATCTGACACCTCAATACCGAACTCATCAATCATGAATCCAGTCACTTCTTTAGTGAATAAGTCCATGTGGCCATATAGGGTGAATGAGGGTAATAGCATGTTATTGAGGCCATAGATTTCATGTGTGTTCATCTCACCTGGGTTACCTTCTGTGAAAACATATTCTCCGAGTGCCCCTTTAAGGAAGTGGCCGATAGTTTTAAGTTCGGCAACACCTTCAAATTCAGGGTTTGGTACATAAGGTCCGGTTCGGACTGTGCGTAGATCTCGGCTTAAACCAGATTCCAGTTCTAAGGGGTCCCCGTCAATGCTTATACTTGATTTAGTGACTTCAATATGGAAGTCCGGAGCACCTATTTCAGGGGCAACGCCCCATTCTTCTTCTTCAACCAGTCCAACAACTCGCTGTAATTCCATGTTTTCTTCATATCCATCCATATTAATTACCTCTCTAAAAGTTTTTTTTATCTAATAAATCTTATTTATCCAGTTTATCACAGTGTAACCACTGAATAGGGTACACAAAGTCAAATACAATGCTCGCAGCCCCCACAGCTTCAGATTTGCCTTCAATCCGCAACTCTCCAGCTGGTTTGAACTCTGCGAAGCGGACGGTGCTGAATAACCGGTCAGGGTCGGTGGGTCTTGATTTTACTCTGTTGAAGTTTTTCAGTACACTAGCCGCGGTTCGGGTTGCTAGGTTCCTTGCGGCAGCCATCGTTTCTTCAATCCCGTCACTGTCATAATCAACGCACACAAATTCAAATGGAGTCTTCAGAAAATTAGTGTGACTGAGATTAGTGCTTTTTTTATCATCAACCGTGGTGATTCCCTCACTTATCCAAATCCCAGGAGGGTCCGGAATATGTTCAGCCATATTGGATGATACCAACTCCTCAACATCAGCCAATAACCCCCCATCCTCCATCTCCCGAGTAATATAAGACTTTATAACCCGGGCCGGGGCCGCTAATCCTTCTTGTATTGCTAAACTAGTCATAATAATCCCTTAGCCTCCATTGCAGCTCTTATAATAAACTCATCCCCTCTCTTTTCAGTTTCATTAATACTTTTCTCAACATAACGCCGGGGTTTAATACCCTTCACTGATTTAACCACCACCATAGCCCCTTTATACTCAAAAGCCAAAGCTTTCTTAGTTTTAGGAGTTATTAACTTACCACGGGGGCCGTAAATACCCGTACCGTCATTAACAAACTTAGCATACTTAGCACTACTTCGCACTAACCTTTCAAGCCGGCTTCGCCCTAAGGGAAACCAACTATTTTGAAGGTTACCGTCATCTACGGGACTATTCCGTTCTAGGTTACCCAGTAACTCCATCTGCCCCAAATCCAGAGCCCTATCAACCACCCTATCCAAAGCAGTAGGGAGTTTATCTTTCTGGATATGAGTTATAAGAGTATAACCTGCCGCCATGAGGCTCAATCCCCCGTTATTGTAAAGAAGTCAACAGTATCAGTTTTATTACTTTTTTCCACCACGAACGGGTCTAAATCCTCTCTCAATTCCTTTGGAAATATCTCACTACTGGAAACCTCCACCCTCCAATCATTCACTTTAACCAAGGGAGTATCACGCCGGGCCTGTGAAAATGCAACCATATTAGCTGTTATCCGTTTACACACACTACTAGCCACATTCCAACTAACCTGGTCGGCAGGGGTGAAGGATCTGTGGCAATAACTATCTATCAGGGCCATAGCTTCAGTGATCCACTTGTTTATTATCCCCTCCAAAGCCCCTTCCGGGTCTTCTTTCTTATCTAACTTTAAATTTGAGGGTTTAACTCCTGTTAGGCTTATTATATCCTGAGCGGTACAGTATTTGTCCTCTGTTGTCAACATTTTTTATCAAATCCCACTTTTTTTTTGATGGTAATAATCATCATTAAGACTAAAGAAAAATTAGAGGCATAAAAAGGATGGATAACTCATTAAATGAGGCTATTATATTTAAAAAAAAAGAAAGAGGAGGGAAAAAATAGGAGAGGGGGGG